TGCTGGTATCGGAGCCGCAATTGGAATTGTTGGTGGCCCGATAGGCGTTGCAATAGGTGGTGCAATAGGAGCAGTTGCGGGAGGTATGTTAGGTTTTGTTGGAGGTAAAAAATTATCTTTTGCAATTCAGAATTCCTTATCGGGTATTGCAGAAATGGCAGGTGCTATATGGAAAGTTGTTAAGTGGCCATTCGATTTCATAGAAGAAGGAATAAAAAGTGTTTGGATTATAACCAAATTCTTAGGTGCAAAATTATATGAAAAAGTTGATGCCTGGTTATCAGATTCTAGCGTTCTCGCACCTATATGGGATGCCTTTAAAAAGGCAATGAATATGATTTGGGATTCTATAGCAGGAGTGGGAACTGCCATAGGAAATGCAATCAGTAGTTTATTCTCAGGTGATTGGGTAGAACGAATTAAACAAGGTATCATGGATTTCTTCTTCCCTATTCCAAATCTAATTAGAGGATTTAAAGAAATTGGACAAATGCTTGATGAGTGGCTAAGTGGTCAAGACAATATTGTTGGAAAAGCATATAGATGGGCTAAGAAATTTGCAAAGGATGTAAGTACTGGTGACCTTTCTAAAAATCTTGAAAGAGCTTTAGACAGTACAAAATCACCCCAATCTATTGATCTTCTTGTTGCATCACACAGTAAAACGAAACCAAAAGAAATTTCACCAAAAAATAAAAAAGAAATAAAAAGTATAGCTGATCAAGCAGCTAAAAAAGTAGTACAAGAACAACAAATGATTACAGATCAATTAATAAGCGGACATAAAGCAATGAAAGATCAAGGAGCAGCACAAGTCAATGCAATAAAACAAAGTACTAATGTTATAACAAGTAACAATACTAATGTTCACACAAACAATGTTGCACCAGGAAATAGACAAAGCGCTTCAAAAAGACAAACATCACTTGCAGTGCCAATGCTACTACAGGCATCACATTAAGGAGATATGATAAATGAAACTTGTCCCATTTAACGGAACATTTGGTATGCCACCACAATCACATGTGAGTGATACAGCGATTATTAACAGTATGCCTATTATGGAAATAACTCCTGGAAAACCAAATTTTGAATCTGGATTATCTCTATTCAGTGTTACTGACGATTGGCAAACTTACCTAAAGATTTTAAACACTCTTGGTTTTCAATTATCTGAAGAAAGACTTCGATTTGCCTTTATTGCTGATAACTTTCCTGTAGATACATTTACAAATGAATATGGAGAAACATTTCTACAAAAATTTACAGATGTTGCGTCACAAGGTATGCAACAGATTGTCCAAATGACAGGATCAAAAACATTTACGGGTGCAACCAAAAAACTTGGGGGGGCATTTAAAAATATTGGTGAGGGACAGGGAGGTATAGTAGGAGATATTATCAGTGGAGCTGGAGCCGGATTTGAAGCAACAGGGGAAGCTCTACAAAATTTGAAATCTTCTATGCAAGGAAATTCTTTTCTTGGTGGTGCCGCTGGAATGATTGATAAAATGATGGGAGGGTATAGAGTAGACTTTCCTCAAATATGGAGAAACAGTGGATATACTCCATCATATACAGCAACAGTAAGATTATATAATCCAAATCCAGGAAGTTTTGAGTCTACAAAAAGACATATCGTTGGGCCTCTTGCTGCCATTTTATGTTTATCAATTCCAAGATCAGATGATGGTAAAACTTTTAATTGGCCATTCTTTCATAAAATTAAATCTGATGGTATTTATAATCTAGATCCTGCGGTCATTACAAATGTAACTGTTGTAAAGGGTGGAGATCAACAACAAATATCATACAGACAAAGCTTGGCTATGGTTGATGTTAGAATTGATATTACAAGTTTGTATAGTACAATGGTGTTAGAAGAAAATGCAACATTTCAGGCACAAAGACCAACAGTAAATAATTATCTTGATAGTCTACTGGATATGGAAAAAAAGGGAATATATAAAAGAAATGCAATGAGAATAGCATCAGGTAATTCAGCAGGGCAATCACAATTACAAGGACCAAATATTAAAATTTCAGCATTGCCGCAGTTTGATGCATCCGTTCAAAATTCTGTTGAATTAGCTTTAGCAAAAAATGCAGCGGCAAGAAAAAGATCAGCTCCTACAGTTTTAGAACAGGAAGTTCAAGATAGAGTTACTACATTAGAAAAAGCAAGGGAGGCTTCCTTGATTGCTGCATCTAATCGAGATTTCGTTGGAAATATCTTAGCTTAATTTACAAACCGTACTTCTTAAAATCAGCGTTAGATAGTAGGCGAGAAATAAATTTATTAGGAATTGAGTTTGGGAAGTCAGCTTAGAATACTTTGTTGAATAACCAAACTCTTTCAAAAGGTCTATTAATAATGAATTTACTTGTTGTTTAAAGTATATTTTTAGTTTAGTTCTTTTAATATTCATCAACTGTCGAATATATTTTTCATATTCTTTTCCACAAATTTGCTTCGCATCAGTTAAATCTTTTACATACAACTTAAGAATCAATCTAATTTTATCAGAGTGTTTTGTATTATTCAATTTAGAAATAATTTGTGTCGCAAGCGAAGCATTTATTTTTGATATTTTTCTTGCTTCTTCTTGCGCTTTTCTATCAACATATCTGTACACAGTAATCTTTTGTGTTATATCATCAATTAGTTTAGTTGATTTTGCTTGAGTTTGCTCTTGATATTCATTTCCATCATCATCATCAGTTGGGCTTTCTCCTGTTTTTATTCCAACTCCTTCTTCAGATACCTTATAATATGTTTGTGCAAAACTCTTAATACTTTGTGATACACGGTGACGACTTTCTCTCATAAACATTCCGATGGCATCAAGATCACCTTTTGTTAATGCTGTTGTCCAACGTCTTGTCATTTCTTGAGACATATAATAAAGAGCATTAGAAATTGTTTTTTCTCTTGCAAACAAATGTGTTTTGGTTAAAGTCTCAAGGGCATATTTAAACACATCAGGATTACAGTATTTAAAATGTTTATGCATTAAGTTAGCATAATGTCTAATGATATACATAATCATAACATAATTATACATCTGTCTATCTCTTTTAGATAGATAATATTGAAGAAGAAAAACATAAAAATTTGCAATATCATTCATATTAGTAGCAAATTTAGCTTCTTTCTTTCCATGCCAACGTCTTTTCTTAAATTCCTTAATATCCTTCTCTGTAAGACCTGTTAATTTTAACAGATCATAATATGTCTTTTTCATTTCAGGATAAAAACATGGTTCGGATAATGAACCTAAATTTTTAGCAATTATTCGAGAAATAGCAGATTTAAGAGGACCATCTTTTATTTTTGCTTTTGCTAACAATTGTTCCATATTATATTACCCTAACTGTTATAGAATTTTCCTTAAAGAAAACATATTCAGGACCATATCTTAGTAATTGATCTTGCGTTAATTCTTTCAATTGGAAATTAAAGAAAATGCTTGTCTCTGGTTTTCTTAAACGACAATGACTAACACCTTCAATATTCTGTACAACATCTATAATTTCTGATCTATAAATTTCTGTATTTGTACCAAATCTACTAACAAAGGCATCATATATTGTTTCACGAACTGTATTGATCAATGCAACAACAGTTCCACTAAATGATGTTGATCTAAATACCTCAATTTCTAGTTCTAATGGCATTGTATAATCAGGTAATGGAATCCATCCACGTTCTGAATAAATATAATTTTCACCTTTACTTGTAACATAAGCAATAGCATCAGCTACAGGTTCTTCAAACAACCAGATTCCTGCAGTTGAATCAGAGCATTTTATAATATTATCTTGGTGAGCAACATTCCCTATTACTGGAGCATAAATATATCTGTCATTTTCAGTACATCCAACCGGAAAGGCTGTAACAATATCCAACACAGGAGATACGGTTGCAACATTCAATTTCATATTTTCCAACAAACCATCTGTATTGGTAAATTTTATATTTGTAAAGTCTGTCAACATTTTAGCATCGCTTAGATCTAATGTGCTAATAAGTGTTTGCATAACCTGTAGTTCAAAGTCTCTTTGATTAATACTATCATAATAGTCCTTCTCAATTACAGGGACATCAAATACAATGACAGTTGTACTATCATACAGCTCAACATTTGACCTCATGAATGTACTCAAATCAGATCTGAAGGTCATTTTATTTGAATATTTGGCAATATCATTGGCGCTTGGATCTTTAATAGTAAAATTATAAGTTTGTTCTCCCAGTGGAATATCTGTATAAGGATCAAATGTATAAATAAAATATCCAGCTGTAGTATCATTGATCATTGGTTTAGTAGAACCACTTGATTGAATAACCATTTTACACGTTGCCAGATCAGCATCAGGTTCAGTAGATTTATAATGAAGTTTGAATATACCTTTGGTACCATCTCTTATAATTTCTAAGTTGTCACAATAAAGATCATATGTCTCGCCAAAACTAGTTTCCAATGCGGGCAACAGTTCGATTTCGTAAAGTATGTACTCATATTGCCCAACTGTATTGTGAGTATCAATTGAAATCTCAAACATAGAGTAATATGTATTATCTCCAATTTGAATTTCTGCATCTCTTGGTATTGTGGTTTGAGTCGATGGAACTTCCCATACTGCATTACGAGTAGGAACCAAGTTATCAATTTCCTCAGTCCCTGTTCCGAAAAGAATACCGCTGAATAACTCAATTTCATTAACTTGCAAATCAGATCGTTTTAGTACAGGTAATGAATTTTGTGCAATTGGAGAACCTGGTACAACAACATTGATATTTTTATAATCATTCTCTGTTACTAATCTGCTCAAAGTAGAAATATTAGCAATTGAAT